AGCTTTCTTATGAGTAGAAGGATCTTTTTGTGCATATGAAGATTGGCGTGCAGTATTTACAGATATCTTATTACCTGACTTATTCTGTACAACCATTCTTTGTGCAGCTGCTATTGCTGCTGGGTTCTCTTTGATAACCCCTTCTTCTCTGTTCTTCTTAATACTTTTCTTCAAGTCTTTTGGCAATGCTTTCAAATCATCTAAGCCTTCTTTTACACCTTTACCACCCATTTGTTTGTAAAGTTTAATTAAGTTGGATAAGTGTTCCTCATCTCTAGCATTGGTAACTCTACCTTGTTTCTCAATTTTCTTTTGAAACATTTTGATAGCATCTTTGAGTTTGTTTAATTCCATACCAGCTTCATTCACAGATTCATTAAAGGGTAATACCTTCGGCACTTTAAATCCAACATCTTTTAATTTATTTGCTACTGCGGTAGCATCTCTTGTGGAATATTTAAATCTTTTCACAAAATAGTTGACTAAATCCTTACCGTATAAAGTTTTACCTTTGTTTTTTTCATAGACACCTTCTTTTTTACTCTTATTACCCCAATTCTTTGCACCGACTTTTCTACACTTTACCAAAGCACCACTGGCATAAGCAGATGGCCATACATCATAACGAGCCTTAACCTTATGGTAACAAGCATCCTTCTTACCTGCAGCTTCATCAAACTGTTCTTCTGTAAGTCGTTTACCTACTAACTCTTCTAACTTTGAACTCATTACATTCTCCTTCTTCTTTCTTCCAGCACAATGTGCCTTTTGACTAAATCCTTTTGGGTTATTACAATCAATACTTCGTTTGTATTTTTTACTCCACTTCTTCGGCATCTTTTCCACCAAAGGCCTTCTTACCCCAAATGTAAGAAACCCTATCATCTTTTATAGGACCACCTTTAGCCCAAGTATGACAACTACGTTTAGAGTGACACTTGAAATGATGCATCCAACAGTATCCTAAATGACCTGAATCATCTGAAACTTCGCCTGGCATACATTCCAACATTCTTGGTGAAATATCAAATGCAACACAATTACCACATAGAGATTTATTTACATTCTCTACTTCAGTATTCCATCTCTTAGCAACTTTTTCCCAATAGTCACCTGGATTATCTACATCTTGAGGACCATAGTTAAAGTCTCTAGTTGTAATATCTCTATTCTGAGTGTTCAACTTTACGTCTTGTGTTGCTGGTGGACACTCTTTGTATTTTTGTTCTAATAAGTCTTGTAGTTTAATCATATCATTTCTTTGGTTTTGTAGAAACGTATATTGGTTTCTTACCCTGTCCTGCTGATTGTTTACCGCCTCTATTGGCTTTATTCTGTGCTGCTCTCTTTCTACGAGTAGCACTTGCTTTTTGTTTCTTTGTCATACCAGCAGCTTTAGAAGCTGGTACACATTTAGCATACCCTCTCTTCTTACCGCTTGTACCACAAGGTGGATGTCCACCACCCTTCTTTTTCTTTCCGATGTTCACCCATTTCTGTTTGAACCACTTCCTTAAATTTTCATTTGTAAAGTCACCACAATTTACACAAATATTATCTGCAATTTGTTCTAGCTGTTCTAAGGTAACTGTAGTATCAACTCCTTCTTTCTTAACACAATTTCTATATCTCTTACCAAACATAATCTTTGTCTTACGAGTAGGATGTGTCATATATCCTTTTTGACAAGCTTCGTCTAAATCAAATTTTTTCTTCTTAGACTTTAATAATCTTCTTTTATTAAGTAGATGAGGACCTGCTGGTTCTTCTCCCAACTTACCATCTACTCCATAACCACAAGTTCCTTCGTTGGCCATTTTAAGAGCATTCTTTACTTTCTTATCTTTAGATAAACCCTTTTTAATCTTTTCAATTGCCTTAATAGCACCTGTCATATTACCACCCATTATGAGAGCTATACTCACTGCTTGTCTTTGCATAGGATTTAACTTTTTAAAAAATGGACTAAGACCTAGATCTCTCATGGAGTAGCCTTCTTGAACATCTTCTTTCATATGATGTGTTAAATAATCTTTCACAGAATTCATATAGTCAGCTGACTTTGTTATCTTAGCTTCTAACCACTCAGGTAAGTCCATGTCTTTATCTATCATTTTAAAAACAGCAATAGAATCTTCTGCTATTTCTTTAGCATCATACTTAGCCATCCTACCTTCTTTTTTATTATGATGAGATTCTGTAATAGATTCGTTAGCAGCTAAAAAGGAAATTTTATTTGCAAGTTTTGCAGGAGTAGAACCTCTCCAAATTCTTTTAGCATTTTTAAAATGTTTTTTTACATCTTTTTCTGCTTCTTTTGGGTTGGCACCATGTTTGATTAGAAACTGTAGGACTTTAGTTTCTTCTGAACTCATTTTAGCTTCTAAGTAATCTTTAAGTTCAGATACAACTAAATTTCTAAATTCATTTTTGGTCACAGTAATCTCCATAAATCTATACAATTATAAATATGAAGAAACTGAAAAATTATTAGTTTAAATGTAACTCTTTGTATCTCTGTACAGCTAACTCTTTGTGTTTAGCCTCAATCATAATATCAACATCATTACCATAAGTATCAATATACTCGTAAACATAATCAGAATGTGCTTGGGGTCTAATTGATTCGTCAAGTCGTTCCTTACTGCGACTTTCGCTATAGTGGACAACTGGTGTAATACCTTTGGACCAAGTAGAACAAGCCAGTTCCAAAGCTTCTCTTTCTGATAATCCACCTGTGCAAAACTTGTGGTGATGATAATCGAAAACAATAGGAATACCGATACGTTTATATACTCCATCATATAACTCCTTTACTGAATACATTGATGCTTTGTCGTCATTTTCTACTGTTAATCTACTCTGAACAGATTCGGGTAATCTTTCGAAGTTTTTACAAAATCTTTCCATAGATTTGGGTTTGTCTCCATAAGCACCACCAATGTGAATATTAATTTTATTATAAGGTGTACGACTTAGACTTATCATATCAAAGACATCACCATGCATTGTTAAATCTTTTACACAATTTTCAACTACGTGTTCATGTGGTGAAGTTAGTACATTGAAAGGACCTGGATGTGATGTGATTCTAAGTTTATGTGTGTTAGCTACCCAACCAACAGAACGGAGATATCCTTTAATCTCGTCAATATCTTTTAGGTCATCCCACTCATACTCAGACTTCCACGGTGCTAAACCTGATGTGATACGAAAGAAGTTGTATCCATTGAGCACATTCCATTGTACGATTTGATTCAAATCTTTACAATTTTGTAAAGTTAATTCACTAGCATAATCTATACCTTTAGTATCAAAAGTTCTTTTAATCATGCTACGGCCTGTAGTGATTGGTTTCACACCTTTTTCTTTACCACCATATTTTTGTGGATACGACAATTGCATATTAATACAAGCATAACCTATATTCATATTAAATTACTCCATTTTTTTAGTTTCTTTCTTTTCTCTATTACTCTCTCATCTATTTCTTGATAAGAGACTAAATCATATTGTTGTAATAATTCAATCATACACATAACATCACCAACTTCTTCAATGAGCTTTTCATTCATATGATAATCATCACATCGTATGGCTTTACTACATGCTTGAATTAATTCACCACACTCTTCCATAGTGATTGTTAGTAATTCTTGCAGTTGGTTATCCATTTTTCTTTTTCTCATCTAAGTTTCTTGGGTTTCCATTTGAGAATAAACTCAATACTGTTGGTGGTAAAAACTTATCAGCATAATTTCTAACTATTATAAGTTCGTAAAACAATATTGCAGGCACCATAATTATTATGGCTATGATTATTGCTAGTACTTCATTACTCATTTACCGGTACTCCCAAATCCACCTTCACCTCTTTCTGATTTTGATAATCTATCGACTATCTTTTTAGTAAATGGTATTAGCAAAGGATGGATTACTTGAAACAATCTTTCACCAGGTTTAATCATATAATCTTCATCAGAATTATTATCAACAGGTACCATATACTCCCCACGATATCCACTATCCATCACACCAATTGAGTTAGACATTCTGAGTGGTGTTTTATAAATACTACTTCTTGGTGTAACGTAGTAACTAATCGGTACATATTCATCTGTCATCTCTCCTGCAATACCTAATGGTATCAACATAGTTTCGTAAGCACAAACCAAAATTTGTTCAGGAAAGTATAAATCAAAACCAGCGTCACCTTTGTACCCTTCAGGTTTTATTTTCCGTACATGCGACCATCCCTGACTTGTATCATAGTATCTTCTAACTGACTCGTTTATTATTTTTATATTTAAATTTACCATTCTTCTCTTCTCCCAAAGTTATTTTTTTCAATTCTCATTTTTAAATGTCTACTATATAAGTATAGTTGTAAAGCTTGATATACCAAATTAATTATATCTTCAAAAAACCATTTTATCTTTAGTAAATAATACATCAGCTTCGTGGCATGTTATGTTTAACACTCTTCAGCATATCCATATAATACATTTCTTTTGCAACCTCTATTATTCTGTCAAACTCCTCGCCAGTCAAGTTTTCTTTCATACCACTAAAAGATTGTATATTGTAATGCTCCATTATCAAATCAACTATTGTAGAATCCACATCGTGTTTTAATTTTTTCTTCATAATCAATCTGGTAGTGTTAATCCAAAACCATTCAAAAGGTCTTCTAAATCATCATCCGAATCTTCAAACTTACTAAGCATATCATCATATGACGGCATGGTTTCTAATTGTTCGATAAAACGCGATAAACCATCAATATCTTCATTTCTATTTTTTAGAACATAGAGACATTTCATAATCTTATTTAGTTGGTCACCAAATAATATATAAGCTTCTTTTTGTGGAAACTGTTTCACTACCAGTTCCTCAAATCATCTCTGTATAACCAAAATGTCAACAATAATATTGCTGCTGCTAATCCTAATCCTAATGTCATTTACTACTCCTATATGCTATTATATCTTCTACCCTATGTTTATTTCCATTTGTGTCGGTAAACATCTCTGGTAATTCTTCATACTTATATGTAGGAAACTTACCATGTGCATTCATAGTTCCCTTTAATCTATATGGTGGACATTCACTTAAATCACAATTATCCCATTGTACCCAACCAGTACTTGTGGGATCGTAAATCTCACACATTGGTTTTGAATCGTTAAATAAATGTCTTTGTGCTAATGTTATTTTCATGGTGCTATCCTATATCCATAATGTTGTTCTACCCAAGTTCGTTCTACATAATTTTCATAAGAGTCCACACTATAGGTATATTCTGGTTGTTGATTCACATGCCAATGAACCCACACCACTTTACGCTCTTCATCTTTTATACAAAATAAGATGTTCTTTTTCAATTTGGGTTCTTTTCTAAATATGTGTATGTTACCTGTAATCTTATCTTTGATTTCATAAGTCTTTACTTCGGGTATTGCAACTTCACTTGTTCTATACAAATTGTAACAATGTCCACCGAATAACAATCCTATTACTATTAAAACTTTATACTTCATTTCCAAATCCCAACATTCCAAGGTTGTCTTGGTTTGTATCCTTTTTGTTTTAGTTCCTTTGCGAATTTAGCTGATTGTCTAATAATCAACCACTCTTTAAATCTTTGCCAAATCTTTACCATTTCCAACCATTTCTTATTTGCATAATAAGTATTAAGATAATAGCTCCAAAAACTAAATAAATCATATCTGTATCTTTTGTAATTCTTTAGGAACATTTTCTTTCATATAATGTTGTATTACAAATGCTTCTACTATATGAGTAAAAAACCAAAAGAATGTTAGTAAAGGAATAAATATTCTAAAATCCATACTTAAATAGCCAACGCCCAGCCATGTTAAGAATAGCATAGCTACTGTCTTAGTTAAAAATCCCATACCTGTAAATCCCAATGACATCATATTACCACGTTGTGTTACCACATACAATCCAACAATCATATGCATTAGGTTTAAAATTATCGGAGCAAATACTCCTAATACGATGTACTCAATCATATTCCCAACCCCAAAAGTTAGAAGCACCTGTGTAAGGTATTCTGATTAAATGATACATCCTACCATCTATCTGAAATAATCCAGCAGACTTCTCAGGATTCGATATCTCAAATGCTACTCTCTTATAAATAATTTCTAAGGTTTCTTCTTTTTGTGGTTCTGGCATACTCGTAATACTTTGTGGAAATATCAATTCAATACCCATCTCTAACCTACAATCAGGAACAGGATCTAATGGTACGATTTGATAAGGAACTAATTCAGGTGGTATTGGTAGTAACTCAAAATCTGAATCGACATTGTAATTAAATGTTTGCCCTCTAAGTTGAGTTCCAAATATAAAAGCAAGTATTGCTATTATAATATGTATTTTAGATAAATTCTTCATTTCAGTTCTCCTTAAAGATTACTAATTTGTATTAAGATTATAGCTAATGCTAGTAAAAGACTAATCATAGTTTTTAGTGTTGGTATTTCACCTATAAGACTCCAAGCTAGTAAACCAAATATTATTGTACTAATACCAAATCCTGCCAACCTCATATTCCAAAAAGCACCAAAGTGTTCGTAAGACCATTTTGTACTCCAAAAGAATAATGGTGCTATAATAATACTTGTTAGGTATAACCACCATATAGATTTCAGAAATGGTTTATCAGGCCAAACAACCCAACCTTGCAACTGAAAGAAAGCGGTTACACCACCAATAATCTGTGCCACAATAGCCCAATACAATTTATTAGTTAGAAGTTTTTCCAATCTGACTCCTCTACTGTTTTCAGTATTCCTTCGATAACTTCTTTTGCAATATTAGGATTGAATGATATACCTTTTTTTGTAGGTTTCATTTCTCCATTATCATCGTACCAAATTCTCAAATCAATAAACTTGTGGCCTTCATATTCAGACTCAGAGATTCTAATTGTCTCTCTTCTATTCTTTTGAATTTCAATCATTCAACCACCTTAAAGTAATGTTCAGTACAATTGATATGTTTACCATTTATATCCTGTATACCTAGCCTAACAGTATACATATGAGTATCTTCATTAGGTACAGCAACTATAGTTCCCTTTCCAAGTGAAGATGCTTTGAATTCAACAACATCATTTATTTTTATTTTGTCTTTCATTTTACATCCTTATAAGTAATTATTTCTACCATATTTCCATAGCCATCATGTTCGTATTTAGAACGGCTACCATCCCTATGTACATCTCCACCTTCTAATTCATCATCTATAATTGCAATATGTGGTGGGTGTTCTGCGGGTAATACTAAAGCTAGTTTTGTGTTTTCAAATTTTAGTAAGGCCCAAGATTGGTCTTCATATTCTACTTCACAATTAAAATTCTTTTTATAAAAAGCTACACCTCTAGCTATATGTGTAACTTGTATAGCAACGTGGTCTATATTATCTAACTGCATAATGTCTCCTAAAAGATTCTGATAGTTCTGTGATGTGTCTACACTTCTTTCTATAAATATAACCTTTACATTGACAACTGTATTTTTTATTATATTTATCCCATTCTACAATATATCGCTTACCATTAGAACCTTCCATAGTCCATTGGTTATCCTCAATAATAACTCCATCAAAAGTGTCTATAATTTTTTCTAATAGATTCATTATAATAATTTAGCCAATGTTGGTGATGTATTCATAACCTCATCAAGTGTAACATCTTCATCAGAAAATCTCTCCATTGGATCTAGACTTTTTTCGGTTAAGATGCGTTTTTCAATTTCGTCTTTTAGATGGTACAAGTCACATCTTGCACCATCTATATAACCCTTGCCTTCTGAGTTAGCATCATACTCAGGTAGGTTGTAGTAAGCATCATCTAACTGACCTTCTATATCTACAAGCCTATCTAATATTTCTTTAAGCAATTGCAATCTCCGGTATATCTCTATCTAAATCAATTTCAGTTCCAACGGTTACATCATCCAAAGTACCACACATCCTATCTTCCATATCATTCTCTAACCTAGCCATCAACTTATCTCTACCTTCATGACTCATCCAATTAACCCTATGGAACTTTTCATTAACCCACATATCAACCACTTTGATTGAATCAGTAACAGTGCTAAAGCAATACTCCACTTTAACATTATCTCCATTTACAACATACTCATATACATATGTCATTTATAATACTCCTTTGTTTTAGTTATTATATTTAGCAATTAAATAATCAAAAAATACATCCACAACCGTGCCATCAACTACTTCACCGATACAACTAACTGATGTTCCAGCCTTATCATATCCATTGATGTAATGTAGTGTCTTATCAGGTTGATGATCTTCAAATGGTAATTCGGTTTCATCACCAACTGTCCAATCGATAGAACCAACTATGTCCCATCCTTTAATGTTTATTGTTTCATGAACTAATTTGTGTATCATATTTTTCCTTTTCATTATGTTCAAAGCTACAAAAGAATTGCAATACAAGTCAAGTCTTTTCTTTATATTTTTTAAGTTTTTCTTTATCACTAATATCTAAATCTACAACACATTTTAAGCAAAGAGTGGGATAGAATAACATTACTCCATCCAACTCTTTTTTACATACTTCACATTTAGTCAAGATACCACTCATCATCAGTTTCATCAAACTCCATTACATCAGATGACTCATAATCACCTGAGTAACCATCTTTCCTCTCATTGAGAAGATAATCAACATAGTCGCTGGTATCAGCGATTAGTTCGTTACTGACTTCGATTTCATCAGACATCATATCTAAGATGGCTTCATCTTTTGGATTTGTCATACTTTACTCCTTATAAGTAATTAGGCCCAGTCCATCTGAACCAATTTGTGTTAGTGTCAAAAATACTTCCTCTAGCCCATTTAGCCGGAGCTGCCCAGCCAGCGGCTTTGAAGACATCACCTTTCCTATGTGGTATACCTTTGTGAACTCCATCATCATTCGCGATGAATCCCCAAACAGAACCTTGCGTTAAAACTTTTGTATACTTCCTGCCTACCTTAGTCCTAATACCCCCATTGAATCTTGTTATACCTTCTTCCCAAGTAGTCCACTTAGCATAGTCGGTTTTAATACCTTCTAGTAAATTATCTACAGCCTGATTAAATTCCATGAGCCAACTCCGCTTTCATTTCCAAGTGTTCAGCTTCTTCATCTGTCATCTCAGGTTCCCTACCGATGATAGCATCTATCTCTGCGAAGAACTCATCCATATCATTTTGTATTTCTTCAAAAATTGTTTTCATTATTTTTTCCCTTTATTTAACGGCTAAAGCTACAAAAACTTTTGCTAAAAGTCAAGTTCTTTTTTGAATTTTTTTATTAAATTGTTTAAAAAGTTTATTACAATATACCATCTGTCCTTTAGTCAACTTACCTGTTCTTGATGCCCACCTCTTCATACTATCTATGACTTCCTGCTTTTCCATTCTATATAACTTGTGGTAATCACACTGCTCTAATTTTTTGGACAACATATCCATCTTATCCATAATCTGTAATCTCTTTGTCCTAACTTCAGGTTGATTCAACCTATGATAGTTATTAATAATTTTTTGGATACTGTTTTGCATCTTACCTGTAATCCTTCTATCAGATACTAATGCGACATGCATATCAGCTACAAAGGTATGAAAGCTACCTAACGATTTACAGTAGGGCTCATCCATAAGTACAGTTCTAAGAGCCCTAATCTCTTTTTTAAATGTTTCTTTATTACGCATTAACTATATAAGGCTTATCCCACTTACCAAGGTTAACAGAGATATACCAACCGACATCAAAGTAATCTGTCATTATATCAGAGTTATCGTGGTTTCCATTATTCATCGCTGGAATAACTTCTGATAAGAAAGCAAGTGCTTCAGGATTATCTTTGAAGTGGTCTTGATACCAATACTCATTTATATTTCTAATAGTCCTACCATCCTGACCAACATACTTAAAGTCGATAGGACCAGATTGAAGAGTCAACCTCAAAGTAGAGTAATTATCAACAGAAAGAGTTCCTTTCATATTATGCTTTTTCAAAGCCTGTTTAATATTTGGAGCTAACTCTTTTTTCTTTTCTTGATTCATATAAGCCATTATTTGTTTCCTTTTACTTTGTTGTTTCTAAATATTCTTCGATGACTTCCCTATCTTTTAAATCAGCCAAGTCATATAACTCAAAACCATCCTCATCAAAACCACCCTCGTCATAGAGAATGTGTGTTGCGACTCCATCATAAAAGTCAATAGTTCCATCAGCATTTATCGGATGAGTCATTCCGGTTTTCATATTTAATGCAGTTCCGACACTTTCTAATTTTATTATGTTTTTCATATTTTCCTCATTTATCATGCCTTAAGCTAATACAAAATTGCAATACGAGTCAAGTCTTTTTTTTTATTTAAATAAATTTTTTCTCTCTTACCCATATATTTGCTCCCCACTTCTCACAATTAATTGGTGGTTTAGCCTCATGAAAACTATCTTCAATTAAATTTCCATCAATTGAATTTCTCCAAAAAACAACTCTACCAGCCAATGGTTTAACTTGAATATTAATATTTGGAAAGTTTGTCTCACCACCTTCTTTAACATCATTGAGATATAAAAAAGCTGTCCAAGTTCTTTGACCACCTCTTTTTACTTCCCCTTCATAGTAACCCATCCACGGATAAAAATAATCATGATGTGGTTTATAGTATTGGCCAGATTTATAATGTACAAGTTGCATACCTTCACAATTCTCTAATGGAACTTTTACAGTATCAGTAATCGTACTAAATACTTTGTCAACGGTCTCCATACCATTATTATAATATAAAAAAGTATTAGAGCTTGTTCTGAAATTTTCTTGAACTGGTTCTAAAGTATTAGATGGTTCGAGAGTTGGTTTGCCTAAAAGTATTAGTCGTTTGCAGATATCTTTCGATATAAAGTTATCTGCAACCCAACCAAACTCAATACCATTTTGTGTCTTTAGTCTAAGCAATAGTCTGCTCCACCTCACCCCACATTAAAAGACTACAGTAAATTATCTCATCACCTATAGTCCAATCCCTACCGTGCCATCCACAACCTTCAAGTTCAGGAAAATTATCTTCCCAATAAATCTCACCAGTATCATGATTGTATATCTGTTGAATGTGAACTTCCTCGTCTATATGATTCCAAACCACAGCAAAGTTCTCACAGTTATCTCTATCATTATAATCATTACAGAACTCATCCATTAGTTGAAAGAAAGGAACTTCTCTAAAAGGCGGGTCTAGTTCCTCAACACCGATTATATGATCCCTAAAGTAAATTGTTTCGTTCATCTTAACCCCACACTAAATGTTCATTATTAATCCACTTGTGTTCCCACAAGTGAGTATTTACAGTATCGTGAAAACAGACGAGAAACCGTCCATTACAATGGTCTACAACAGAACCCATAACTCCATTAAAGAAGACAATTTTGTTGAGCCACTCACCTCTTTCGACTTGATTTGTTTTCATTATTTTTTCCCTTTTTATCATGCCTTAAGCTATATATAAAACGCCATACGAGTCAAGTCTTTTTTTAAAAAAAGTTAAAATAATTTTGGACAAAAAAATAGGATGGGCCGAAACCCATCCTATCTTTGAGAGTTATGAAACCCTCACACAATCGAAGTACCGACTCCAAGAGTTTTGGATTCGTACACTATTCGTCTGAACCGGTTTGAAAGAGTTAGAAGTCGCTTTCAAGACATATGTCTCGTAGTGATTTCCTTTCGTCATCTGATAGTAGTTTTTGAATCTCTTAACCAAGACCAAATCATTCTTTCGAATTTCACCAATCTTATGTTTCTTCTCACCATACTGGTAAGAATCTCCTAGCTTGATGTTTGGTAGCTTCCAAGTGTTGAGTGTTGTTGAATAGTTCATTTGAACTCCTTTTATTAAGTGTTAAAAAAACAGCCTTTTAGTGGCCCCCTAAGTTAACGCTTAAGCCGCATTCAAGTCAAGTCTTTTGGGAAACTTTTTTTATTTTTTTTTGATTAGTACCTTATATGGTCCACCTTCGGTGTCGGTTCGACAATTGTCATCGCTATAAACGTGTATTGTCTTGTATTTAGTTGGGAGTAGCCATTGGCGAAACTTGAGGTAGATATGTAATAAAAAATTTATCATTAGTCAACAAAACTTGGTTTATCTTGGATAATATATTCAATAGGGTCATGGTGGCCTTTACTATCTAATATATCCCTAATATGGTCTTCACTATCTCCCCAAAGCCAAAACGTTATCCACCTACCACCATTCTGTTTATCAATAGATAAATCTTTTGCCTTAATCCTAAACCACATCGGTTAATCCATACTAATCATAAGATATATACATGCTATTATACAGAATAATATACAACCAAATAAAAAATATATCATCTTAACTTATCCTCTAACTTTGCTATTTCCATTCTGAGTGAATCCTGCATCTCCCATCTCAACTCCTTAAACTTACGTTCTATACGAAGAGAGTCTATCTGCCACCTAGCCTTCTCAGCCTTCTGAATAACTATCTGCTCCTTTACTAACTGTTGGCTGTCAGAGGAAAGCTTATAGTAACCTCCTGAAAGTGCCATAATAAACCCAACCACACCCGATAAGTTTTTCCAATCTATTTTCATAATACCCTTTACGCTAATTATTTTTTATCATTATGATACGAAAGTTTTATCAATTACTATAGGGAAAAAAATTTAGCCTCAATATACGCTTGAGTATGAGCGTGTGACAATATGTCACCTGCTCGCGATTAACGACTTAATGCTACGGCATGGCCCCTAGCACTGTCACTCTGTCAGGCTTCTCCCACCACCATACCTAGCTGTAGGAAGTGATCCCTATCCAGTATTAGACTAACCATCGATACTGCTATGTACTCGGGATCTTCTTCCATGAACTCTATGACTTCCCCACTTTGATAGAGCATGATGAGGTCTGTCTCCATCTGGTTAATAAGTGTTTGTAATCGTTTAAAATCTTTCATATATATAAGTATTACATTTGCGTAGCAAAATATATTTTAGCTAACCGAGTTAATAAAAAAAGTGGCTGAGAGGGAATAAGGAGGAAACCTCTCAACCACACCTAACCAATAAATCTTTGGGGGCTCCAGATGTCAGACAAAATGACAGACGGTGGCTCTTAACCCTAGCCCCTTTATTTGGGAACTCCAGAAGAATCCATTTACAGTAACTTAATCTGATGGTATTCTAGCAGTGGCTCTTAACCCTAGTTCCCTCAATTCTTTTCTCTCTAATTCATTGTTATTTCCTTAATCATTACCCTTTAAGCTACGAAGAAATAAGCTAAAAGTCAAGGGTTTTCTTCAATTATTTTCATTTTTTTTCAATTAATTAGCCGCGTGCAGTCGATACGCCGCATAAAATATAAGAAAAGACTTGACTTATATGGCAAAAATGCGTTAAGCTTAGGGGTATTGAGATTAGGATTCGCTACTCAGTTGAGTCGGTGGAGAAGGCTTTGTTAATCGCTTCGGTAAAAGTCTTCACATTTGAGGGTACAGAGGGCTCATTTCGGTTCAATTTCAGTAGATAATAACAGTTATAACACAATAAGCGGAGGTTGCTAAATTCTTTATTGGTAGAATCATCATCCAGATAGTCTAATTGTAGTGGCTTAGTCATATCAGCCGGTCTATATTCATCATATCCACAGTTGCTACAACACTCCTCCAGATAACCTTCCCGAACCAACCGATACTGTAACTTAGCTGTAGAGTAATCGGGGTTCTTACCGGAGAGTATATCGGCTATTTCTACTGGCTTAAAGCCACGTGGAAGACCACTTTTAGCTCTAGGCCCATCCATATTAGGTTTCCACAGTTCATACATTTTAGCATACTTTTTAAAAGTATTATAGGCTACTCCCAACAACACAGCCGCTTGT